GCCTGGGCGGGCTCGATCTCGACGCTGCCCTCGGGCTGCACGATCACGCCGCCGCAGGCCGCGGCAAAGGCTTCCTCCGTCTCGATATAGGCCTCGTCGGAGCGGATCACGCCGCCGATCCGGTACCTCTTCTCGCCGCCGACCAACTCGTCGCACAGATTGGCCGGCGCAAAAGTGTTGGCGGGCGGCGCCTCGATGGCGCTCAGACCGCGGCCGATCAGCAGTTGGTCGGGCTCGCCGACACGGTCGCAGGCGTAGATGCCGCGCACCCAGCTGTAGCGGCAGTCGATCGGGTTGTCGGTCCACTCCCAGGTGGCAGGATCGTCGCGCCGGTGCGCCCCGCTGCCGCCGGGCAGGCTGCCGTCCTTGCGCGCGATGTAGCAGCGCGCCCCCTTGACCCGCCACTTGAACTTCGGCCGCCCCGAAACCCACACCGGCTTCTTCGCATCCGGCTTGTCGGCCTTGTAGGCGACCACGACATAGGCGATGCCTTCGCCATAGTCGCTTGCCCCCCAACCCGGGCCGTGCTGCAGCACCACATCGGGCAGCGTCTGCACCGGATCGCCGGAGCGCCAATGGACTTCGAGCTGGCCCTTATAGCCCGCCACCGCCCCGTCGCCGGCATAGGCCACATATTTGTCGTCGACCCAGAAGCCGACCAGCGCCTCGCACTTATGATCGGCCACCGGGATCACCAGCACTTCCCAGTCGGTGCCGTGCTTGCCGCCATAGTTGAACCCGTCCGCCAGGCCGCCGCCGGTCACCGCCTCGCCGAATATCGCCTCGCGCGGCTGCTCGCCGAGCGTGATCTCAAGGATCGAGGCCTGGCGGGCCTGCTGGTTACCCTTGGGCCCGGCTAAAGTCGCCGCGGCCTGACTGACGCCCGCGGCGATCAGCTGCGGGTTCATCGTCACCACGCCGGCGACGATCAGCGTTGCGCTGCCGATCAGCTTGCCCGCTTTGCCCCCGATGATGGAGCCGATCGGATTCATCGCGAAGGAGACGACCTTAGACATTGGTCACCTCCGCCGCGGCAGGCGGTGGCTCGGTCGCCGACCAGGCCGCCACCATCGCCGATCGCGGCAGCCGCCTCAGCCCGCGCGCGCCGGGGCCGACCAGGGCCGCGCCCTCGACGATCATCAGCCGGATTCCGAACCGGTCGTCGGGAACGCCCGCCACGTCGCCGCGCTGCGCGTCCGCCGGCACGATGCGCTTGAGCTGCGCGTCCAGCGCCTGCTCGATGCCACCCGCCTTGCCGATCGCGCGTTGCGCCCCGTTCAGCGTGCGCCAGCGCAGCCGGCCCATCAGCCGCCGCCCCGTCTGCACCTTCACCGCCTTCATTGCGAAGGAGACGCAGTCATAGGGCTGCGCCCAGGCAAACGGCACGGGGGTGCGCGCCTCGATAAAGGCGAGCAGGCGGTCGAGGCGGCGGACCATCCTAGAAACGCTGCAGCATGCTTGGAAGTTGGAAGCCGCCGCCGCCGCCGCTTCCGCCCCCGCCCGAACCGCCCAGCGCAACGCCGGCCGTTTCCGGCTTGGGCCCGCCCAGATACAAATTCTTCTGCCCGGCAAAGGCGATATGCCTGAAAAAGCCGCCGTTGGGATTGACCAGGCGCTGGTCGGCATCGGTGCGCATCCGCGCGCCGCGCCGGCCGAGGCCCCGCGCCGCGCTTTCCACCACCGCCTTGATCGTGGCCGTCCGCCGACGACATTCTCGACGTGCATGCGGTCGAGCCGTCCCCGGGTGAAACATGACGTCGAGCAAGACACGGCCATTGCCCTTGAAGATCAGCCGCCGACGTGACCGGCGCGCCCTGCACCTCACTCGGCATCGAGGAGCTCGAGCGCGAACGGCTCAATGCCCGACAGCGTGAGGTTGACGGCCTGGGCGGCGCCGCCCAGCGCGCCGCCGCTGCTCTGGGCCAGCCCGCGATCGCCGACGCCGATGAAGTCGGCCGCCTCGCCGCCGGCACCGGCGCCGGCGATCGGCAAGGTGCCGTATCCGCCCCAAAGCCGGATCGGCGGGTCGCAGGCGATCTCCACCGCGGCGGACACGATTGCGCTGCCCGCCTCGATCTCCTCGAGGGCGGCGTCGGAAAAGCTTTTCACTTAGCGCTCCCTCAGGGCCTGAGGTCTTGGATCGCCACGATCTCGCCGCCCGAGGCCGTGTAGCCGGGCATCTGCCGCCCGAACTTGGTTTCGCCGGTGATCAGCTTCATCAGGCACGCCGGATTGTCGAGATGGGCGATCGCCGCCGGCGGCACCGCCAGCGGCACCGCGGGCTCCACCATCACGTCGACCTGGCCGTTCGCGCCGGCCATCGCCGCCACCACCACCCGCACCAGGGCGCGCCGGCCGTGCGAGCCGGCCTCGGCACCGGCGGCATCCCATTTGAAGCCGACATAGTCGATCGGCGACAGGATCAGGCCCGCGGGCAGGCCCTGCAGGGTGAGGACCACATTGTCCTCCTCGTCAAAGGCCTGGCTCCAAGCCGAGGCAGCGCCGGTGAACGGTGTGCCGCCGATCTTGCGCATGCGCGAAAAGCCGGAGGCGTGCCGCTTGGGGAACGGCCGATCGAGGTCGAAGCCCAGGAAGGCGCGCTGCGCGCCCCGCATCCGGTCGCGCCAGGCGCGCCAGGTGTCGGCATCCTCGGGCTCCAGATTGTTGAGCGAGACTTCCGATTTCCACAGCGGCGGCCCGGCCGTGACCCCGCCGACGCTGCCGCCCGCTTCCGGGGCGAGATAATCGACCCGCTCCGGCTCGAACGACTGCGCCAGCGCGCCGGCGCGCGGCATCGACAAGGGGAATGTGCCCACCGGCTCAGATCCTCAGAACAAGCCGCGCTCGCGCGCGTCGGCGACGATCGTCAGCATCTGCGACGGCAAGGCGGCCTGAGCGCGCATGAACTCGCCCTGCAGCCGCGCCAGCTGGGCCGGATCGGCACCGGGGGCGTAGAGGTTCATTGGAATGCTGATGTTGATCGGCGCGCCGCTGCGGCCGAGATCCTTGGGCAGCCGCGGCAGCCGGGGCGGCACGAACGGCATGGGCGACGGCATGCCGCCGGTGGCGAAGCCGCTCAAATTGCCCGCGTTCATGGCCTCGATCAGCGGCAGATACTGCCGGGTCGCCGCGGCGTTCATGATATACTCGCCGTTCGACACAAGGATCGGGCGGCGCCCCGCAAAGGCAAGGATGCTGTCGGAGGTGCCGGTGCCTGGCCCCTCGATCTTGCCGCCGCTGGAAAACTTCATGCTGACGCCGAGCGAGCCGAGCGGATTGCCCGGCGTGGATCCGCCGCCGATGTTGAAGAGGGCCAGGGCGGCCTGCTGGAGGCCGATTCGGATCAGCTCCTCCGCCACTCCCCCCAATGCGCCTTCGAGCTTGAGTGCCCGCATGGCGGCCGAGGCGAGGTCATCCTGGAGCCGCTCGATCGAGCGGACGCCGATCTCTTCCCAGCGTTCATCGATGTCCGCAAGGGAGTCGAGCAGCCGCTTCTTATAGTCCTCCATCGGCGAAAGGTTTTCGCGGCCCTGCTGCCGGCGTTCGCCGTCCTCGATGACGGGCAGGCGGCCTAGGTCCTCGCGCGCCTGCGCCACCTGCTCCGCCGTCGCCTTCGGGTCGTCGCGCCTCTGCTCCAGCGCCAGGCGCCGCTGCTTCTGCTCGGCGGCGAGCAGCTCGGCGGCGATGCGCCGGCGCTCGGCCGTGGTGGTGGCAAGATCCTGCTGCATCCGCAGCATCTGGATGTCATAATCGAGACTGCGGCCCTCCGCCTCGGCCTGCCGGTCGAACAGCCGCGACGCCTCCTCGATCTTGAGGTTGCGCTCCCGCTGCGCTTTGACCTCGCCGCTGAGCGCCAGCAGCCGCGCCGCTTCGGCCTCGTCCAGCTTGCCGGCCTGCTTCAAACGCCCGATCTTCTCGATGTAGGCCGCGGCGTCGACCTCGATCTCTTCGCGGGCAAGGTCGAGCCGCTTTTGCGCATTGTCGGCGGTACGGCCCTGCAGGTCGAGCAGGCGCAGCTTGAGCTTGCGCTCCTCCTCCCCGACGCGGATGTCCTCCAGCAGCTCGCGCTTCTCGGCGGCTTCTTCGCTGCGGGCGCTGCGCGTGCTCGCCTTGGCGGCGAGATCGGCCAGCTGCCCTTCGTCGGTCCTGAACCTGCGCTTCGAAGGGTCCACTGGCTTGCCGTTGCGGCGGATTTCTTCGTGAAGGTGCGGACCGGTGGAGCGGCCCGAGCCCGGGGCGCCCTTGGCGCCGCCGCTCAGTCCGATCACGTCCCCGGCTTCGACCCGGTCCCCCGGCTTCACATTGAAGCGGCTAAGATGCGCGTAGCGGCCCTCGGTGCCGCCGCCGAAGTTGATGTAGATTGCATTGCCATAGGCGCCGCGCTCGCCGGCATGCGTCACGATGCCCGCTGCAGGCGCCTTAACGGGCGTGCCGACCGGCACGGCATAGTCTCGCCCCTGGTGATGGTGGGTGCCCCTGTCGTCGCCGAACCGGCCAGTGGTGGGGCCGTTCACCGGGAGAGCGAAGGTGGTCAGCGGTCCCTGCTTAGCCTGCTGCCTTGCGTCGCTCAGCCGCTTCCGCTCAGCCGCCGTTTTCTCCTGCAACGTCTTAAGCTCTGCTTGCTCAGCTGAATTGAGCCTGGCCTTCGTCTCGGTGTACTTTTTGAAATCCCTCGTTCGCTCGAGTTCGCTCTCGGCTGCAGCTTCAAGCAATTGGTAGCTGCGCTTTAGTTTCCCCTCAGGCGTCGAATTGGCCTCAACGATGCTGGAGACATAGCGGCCGCCAGCACGCGCGGATGCTGTGGTGAGTTCGGCAATCCGCGTGTCGTTCTTGGCCAGGCGGGTGTTCAGGTCCCCGATCTGGCCGGCGATCATGGCGCCTTCGGCCGCCCCGGGGTTATAGCCGCCTTCACCGGCCAGGGTTGGGTCTTTGGCTCGCGCCTGCGCTTCCTCAAGACGGACCTTCGCTTGGTCGAGGAGCGCCGCCGTGGTCTTCCGGATCTGCAGTTCCTTCAGGCGCTCCGCTTCGAGCTCCACAAAGTCGGCCCGCAGCTTAGCCTCCGTAGAGAGCACCGCCTTGCCCTGCGCTTCGATCAGGGCGTCGATCGCCTCCTTGTGCTTTTTCTGCTGCTTCGCGCTCTCTTTCGCGGCCTCGCTCTCTTCGAACATCTTGGACACGAGCGGCGTCAGGACGACCAGAGCCGAGCTCAGCGCCATTCCCCAGGGGCCTCCAATGAAACCGAGGAACCCCCTGGTGTTGGTGGTCATCATCCCGATGGCCTGAGTTACCTGGCCGATCTGCTGGGCGAAGATGATCGTCGGCGGCGTGCCGGATGCGAACTGGGTCGCGACGTCCCCAACCTGGAACGAGAGCTGTTGCATGCCTGCACGCGCTTGGCCTGTGACCGGAACTATGCGCCTGTTAGCGTTCGTCACGCCCTCGATCTGCGCCTCGACGCCGCTCAGGGCGCCGGCTTGGCCGCGCAGCGCCGCGGCATATTGCGTCGCCTCCTGCGCCGCTACTTCCGTGGAAACCGCCAGAATACGCAACTCGGCGTTGTTGCCGTTGGCGGCGATATCCGCTCGGGCTGCAGCGTCCGCTACCATTCGCAGCGCCGCCGCCTGCTGCTCGGCTGCTTCGGCTGCCTGACGCGCGCCGGCGACGTTGAGGATCTCGACCGCGCCCGCCGGCGTCGCGTCCATCACCGCCTTGGCGTTGGCCCGGATTCGCGGCGAAGGTCTTTTGGTAGGCCCGCTCCATCTGCTTGGCCTGCGCCGGCGCATTGGCGCCGAGATTGCCCAGCGCCTTCTCCACCTCCGCCTGGACGTTGACCGCCGCGGTGCCGAATTCGGCGAGGACCGACTGGCCCGCCTTCATCGACGCCTTCAGCGGGTCGACATTGCCCGAGACCTGGAGGAACAGGTCGCGCCTGCCGCTGGATCGCGTCATGCCCCTGCCCCTCCTTCGTCTCATGCCCGTCGAAGGGCCTGCTCAGCGCGGCTTGTTCGCGGCCTCGCGCGCGTCAATCATCGACCAGAATTCATGGGGCGTTGCGGCCCAATACTGGTCCGCGCTCCACCCGAAGGTGTCGAGCGCGATGCCCATCAGGCGGCGCCAGGCGGGGCCTTCTTCGCTGGAGCCGCCTTCGCTTCCCCCGAGGCGGTGCGCCCGCCGGTGACCGCGTCGAGCAGGCAGAGCGTGAAGCAAGCCATCGCCTTGGCGACGCCCTCCTCCATGATCAGCTCGGAAATCCGCTCGGCCGACACGGCGCGGGTCATCGTGTCGTCGTCGGCCGCGCCGGCGCGGATCAGTTCCGCGCCAATGATGCCGAGATGCTCGAACGACAGCTCGCCGGCATTGCCGAGCCGCACCAGCGCCATGATCGGCCGCGTCTGCGCCTCGATCTCGACCAGCGCCGTGTGGCTCGGGCGGAGCAGATAGGTTTTGCCGGCGAGGACGAGCTGATGCTCGCCCCGCACGGCATTCGCCCGGCGGGCGCCGCCGCTCACGCGCCGCCCGTCGCGCCGAGGTCGTCGACCAGCGGCACATCGGAGTTGAGCAGCTCGAAGCTGTACGGGGCGGCGGCCGTCGAATCGAAGTCGCCCTTGAAGTTGCCGACGGACACGGCGCCGTGGAACTTGACGATCGCGCCGTTCTTCACGGTGACGAAGAGTTCGTCGCCGGACTTGCAGGCGTCGAAGGCGAGCTCGAGCGCTGCGTCGGGCAGCTTGATGTTGCCGTTGACCGAGAAGGAAATCTGGCCCGGCACATAGATGCCGGAGGGGCCGTCCTTGTCGGTGGTGTCGACGTTGCTGCTCCCGTGCGACCAGCTGAACGACTTCTCGCCGCCGAGCGCCGTCGCGACGCCGGCGGCGGTGGTGGCGAACAGCAGCCGGTAGGCCTTGCCCATTTGCGTTTTCATGTTGCTCTCCTTTTCCGGCTGCGCCGGGGCTGAAAAAGTGGTGGAAAAAGCCCCCTGAGGGGTTCGCCGCCGGTCAGGCCGGCTCGGCGTAGATCTCGAAGATGCTGACCCCGGCGAAGACGAAACGGCCGTCGTCGGTCACCGCCGGCACCGAGTCGGACGAGGCGCCAAGGAAGGCGGGCGGGGAAAAACTGACGCCCTCGCCTTGCAAGTCCTGCTCGTCCAGCGCCTCGCGCGCCGCGTGCATCATCGCCAGCAGCTCGCCGCGATCCTTGCCTACATAGATGCTGTGCACCTGAACTTCGAAGCGCTCCCGCTGCGCGTCCTTGTCGCCGTCATTGTCGCTGTCGATCCCGCCGACCTGTATGAAGGAGCCGAGCGTACCCTCGGGCACGGTGTCGAACACCGGCGCGATCGCCTCCGGCACCCCCTCGTCCAGCGCCGCATAGGTCGCGGCCTGCACGGCCGACATCAGGTCGATCATGCTGCACCCATGTCGAGCATCGTGGCCCAGAAAGTGGCGATGCGTTGCTCGGCCCGGATCTCCGGGCGATCCTTGTGAACGAACGGCCGCGGCGCCATGGCTTTGACCTTCATCGAATAGGCTTTGCCGTCATAGACGACCCGCCGCTTCGACGTGCGGCCGTTGCCCCGGACCTTCCGTCTTTTGATGCGGCGCGTCACCAGGACCGTCTGCGCGCGCCGGCCATATTCGACGAAGCGGCCATGGAACGGCCCGCCGGCAAGCGCCTTACGCCTGCGGCCGTTGATACTGGCGGCCTCCCGGCTGCCGATCAGCAGGCCGATCCGCGCCTTCAGATCCTGCGGCTGTAGCCGCATCGACAGCGCCGCGGCCAGGCTGCCGGTTCTTTTCGCGACGTCCCGCTCCTGAGCGGACAGGACTTCGGCGCCGATGATCTCGATCAGCTCTGCAGCCTGCTCGTGGGCGGTCCGGTCGATATTGCCGAACATGGCATAAGCTTCGGCCAGTCCCTCGACCTGCCCTTTCACGCCCCGGTCCTCGCGGCCGCTTCGCCGATGATGACGAGCTGCTCGCGGCGCCCGTCGGGATCCATGATCGAGCGGATATTGACCTCACGGCCGCCGAAGCAGGGGCCGGACGAAACCAGCTGGTGGCTCTGCTTCAGATCCACGCGCCAGCGGATCCGCACCTGGTAGACCGAGACGCCCTGCAGCACCCGCTCCATCACGGACTCCCGCCCGTCCAGGCCCTTCACCTCGGCCCAAACCTCGGCAATGTCCGCCGGCGTATCGACCAGCCCGCCCCGCTCGTTCTTGACCTCAGTGACGCGCTTGATCGTTACGCGCTCGCGTAACCGGCTCGCCAGCGCCCCGTCAGCCATCAGCCGAAGCTCACCAGCATGTAGCGGCCGACGAGGCGGCGCAGGGTCGCGTCCATTTCGTCGAGCGGCGTAGCCCGGTTTTCGTAGAGGTCGGTCAGCACCACCTTGGCGGCGTGGATGACGTTCGGCGGTACCGTTTCGACATCCGGCCAGCCCTTTACCGCATCGACGATCGGGCGGCCGAGGAAATCGGCCACGATCGTTTCGGCCGTGGCGATGTAGGACGCGAGCTGCTCGTCGGCGAGCTCGTCGCCGACCCGCAGGTGCGCGCGAGCGGCGGCGGGCGTCAGGATCTGTGTCATGCCGCCCTCCGCCGCCGTTACCGATCAGGAAGTCGGCTTATCGGCGGTCTTCACCGCCTCGGCGAATTTCTGCCTGATCAGGCGATCCTCGGTGGCTTTGTCGAAGCCGGCGATCTCGCCTTCGTTGTAGAGCGCGCCCTGCTGGCAGGGCTTCAGGAACTTCACGGCCATTTGTCTCTCCTTCTCTCGGGAAAGGCGCGCCCAACGCGCCTTTCTGGAAAGAAGAGAGGCCGCCGGATACTCCGGCGGCCTCTCATTCAGTGCGAGCGGGTGAGGCTTACGCGCCCCAGGTGACGCCGGTGAGCACCGCGAAGGCGGCGTCGTAGCGAACCTGCGTGTCGTGCTCCTGGATCAGGCGAATGACCGTTTCATCGTTCGAAAAGGCGGAGCGGATCGTGCCGTTGTCGTCGTAGGCGGCGCTGTCCGAGGCGGCGAGGGTCACCTGGTGGGTGTCGCCGATCAGGAACTGCTCGAAATCGCCGAAGTAGATCTCCGACTCGTTCGTGCCGGCGCCGAGATTGTCCGGCACCGAGGTGGTGACGCCGATCGGGTAGATGCCGAGCCTGCCTTCAGCCACTTCCGGGAAGGCCTTGTTCCCATTGCCGTCGCGCAGGTTCTCGAGGAACATCGCAGTGCGGGGGCTCATGATGTAGCCGCACTTCGCCATCGGCACGTTGGCGTTGATGACGCGCAGGCGGAGCCGTCCGAGATCGTTGGTGACCTTGACCAGGTCCGGATTCGCCGTGATCGTCAGGACGTTTCCAGCCAGGATCAGCGACCGGAGACCCGCCGGCGCCGTGGGGGAGGCGATCCCGCGGAGGAACTGCTGATCCTCCTTGATCGCTGCGGAGGTGACCAGATCGTCGCGCACCATGGCATCGACCCCGAACGCGGCCCGGCGGATCAGCTGGTTGGTGATCGGCACCAGCGCACGCAGCGTCTTCGCCGACATGTTGAGGTTGCCCACGGTGATGTCGGTGACCGGCGCCGGATCGCGCTCGCCGACATAGCCGGCGCTGGTGCCGCCGGTCTGCTTCCGCATGGTGAGGTTGCCGTCGGGCATCGGCACGGAACGGGCACCCATGCTGCGGATCGTGACGCGCGGGCGGAGCAAGCCGATGAAGTCGCGGCTGTAGGCCGTGTCGACCAGGTAGCCGCCCTTCGTGTTGGTGGACTGCTCCATATTCGCGACGATCTGGCCGGTGTCGTCGCCCCAGACGCTGGCCGCGTGCGCGGCCATGGCCCGCTGGTCCTGGCCACCGGTGGCGGCGATGGCGATCGCCACCCGGCCGACCATGGCGCCGGGCTCGGGCTTCTCGGCGACGGCAGCCGGGACGGTGCCGGTGGTGGTGGCACCGGGGAGGTTGATCGGGGCGGCGGCCGACGCGCGCAGCGCCAGCAGGCCCTCTTCGCGCACGATCTGCGCCTGCAGCTGCTTCGCTTCGGCAGCCTTGGCGTCGAAGGCGGTCTGCTCTTCGGCGGTGAGGTCGCGGTTGTTGTCGTCGGCAGCGACCTGCAGCGTGCCGTCCATCGTGGCGATGACGGCCGCCAGGGACGCCTTGAGCGCGGTGATGCGCATAGTTTCAGTCTCCTTGGGTTGAGAGACCCGCGCGAGCTTGCGCGAGCGTCAGGATGTTTGCCGCGGCTCGCCGAGGCGCTGCCGGAGGGGCGCTACGCGCGAGCCGGCGGATCGCACCGTCGAGCCCATCGGCCTCCACGCGATCGATCATGCCGGCCGCCTTCGCGTCCTTCCCGGTTTTGATACCGCCCCTTCCGAAATCGCTGCGCACCGTCGCTTCGGTGACGCCGCGGCCGCGGGCTACGGTTTGGATGAATACTGTCTCGAGCGCGTCCAGTGTCTCGCGAAGGGCGGCGCGGCCTTCCTCCGTGGAGAGGTCGGGTCTTTTGTAGGGAGCGTTGGAGCTGACGATGTCGATCGAGCGGTGGCCCCGGCTGTCCGGCCCTTCCTGGTAGGAGCTCGACATGCACACGCCGATGGAGCCGACGATGCCCGTTGGATCCGCACTGATGCCGCCGGGTGCCTGGCTGGCGATCCAGTAGCCTGCCGAGCAACACTGCCCCACGACGTGGACGGAGATCGGCTTGGAGCAGCTCGCCACGAGACGAGCGAAGTCGCTGACGCCGGAAACCGCGCCGCCGGGGGTGTCCATCACCATGAGGATCTGACGTACGTCGGGCGACGCCTCCAGCGCCCGAAGGTCAGCGGCTACCGCGTCCAAGGTCGTGGCGCCGGAAGTGGCAAGGCCGCCGGCACGCGGAAACACCGGGCCGAATATCGGCAGCGAGCCGACGCCGTCGCGGAGGGCGGCGGTTTGGGTTCCGCGCGCCCGCTCGCCGATGCGAGCCGATGCTTCCGCGAAGCGTGCTTGGTGCCCGTCCCGCTCGACTGCCAGCAAGGAGGGATGCTCCATCATCCGGAGCGCTATCGCCTCGATCGCCGCGAGGTAGCCGGGCACGATCGCCCAAGGCTCGGAGCGGATAGCTCCAAGAATGTGCTCGTTCATTCGTCTTCCTCAGGGTTGGGTGGCGGCGGCGGGGGCCGATGGTCGATCGGCGGCCCGGCCTGCTGCCCCTCGATGGTGGAGCCCGAGCCGACGCGATATTCGTCGCCGCCCTCGCGATCGTTGAGGTTCTCGCGCCGGCGGACTTCGTTGGGGTTGAGCACGCCCTTGTCGACCGCGATGGCGTAAGCCTCGTAGCGGGTCTTGATGTCGCCCTTGAGCAGTGCGTCGGTCAGGAATTCGTAAAAGTGGCCGGGCTCGGCGAACTGGTGCGTCGCCGCGGCCGCAACGCGCTCGAAGTGGCCGAGCATGGTGTAGAGGTAGAGTTCAAGGCTTTGCTGCTCGATATTGGAAAAGGTCGCGCGGCTCAGCTCGAACAGGATGTGCGGCGGCACTCCAAAGGCGCGGGCGACTTCGACCACGTCAAAGCTCCGCGTCTCGATGAACTGCGATGCCTTGTTGTCGTGCGCCAGGAACTTAGCGTCCATCTCCTGGTCGAGCACCGCTACGGCGCCGGCGTTGCGCGGGCCACCGAAGCGCCCCTGCCAGTCGGTGCGGATCCGCACCTTCTCTTCCGGCTCGACCTTCGCCTTGGTGGTGAGAATAGTCGAAGGCTGGGCATTGTTGTCCCAGAAGCGCTTGGCGAACTCGCTCTTCGACGCCGCGCCCTCGATGCTGTCGCCGAGCAGCTTCAGCCGGTCGACGCCGACCAGGCCGTCGCGGCTGAAGCCCGGCACGAACCACAGGTCGTTGCGCGTCAGCCGCTCTCGGGCGCCATCGGGCAGGCTGACATCGTAGAAGACCTCAAGGCCGTCCGCCTTCGTCCAATGCTGGAGCGGCGGCCCGAACCCCGCGGGATCCAGCCTGGTAAGGCTGGACGGGCGGTAAAGCAGGTCGCGGTGAATGAAGCTGCCGAACTTGCCCCGCATCAGCAGGTCGCCGAGCATCACCTCCTTCAGCAGAAAGGCGCTCTGAACGTCGTTGGCGCGGGTCCGGAGCATGATAGCCTGGGGCGCATCGTCAACGCGCTTCTTCCCTCCCCCTCGCGCCGATAATAGACCATTGGCGTCATGGCGAAGAGACCGCAGAGCACCTCCAGCGCCCTCATAATCGCCGGCAGGGACAGCGCCCGAGCCTCTCCCATCGGCGCGCCGCGGTTGCTCGGACCAAGCAAATTGAGGACGGTGAGCCCGCCGGCGTCGTTCAGCCCGTCGGCGCTCCCGACAATCGTTTCGGTACTGCCAATGGCATCAACGCCGTTGCGCCGAGCTTCGGCTTCCGCGGCCTGGCGCGACAGCCTGTAGTTGCCGATCGCCATTCTCAAATCCCCGTATATTCGAACTTCTTGCCCGTGAGCGGATTGTCGGCCGCGCCGACGCCCATGGCGATCGTCACCAGGCCGTCGATGCGGCCGCGGGAGCGCTTCTTATCGAAGGCCCGATTTTTCATGCCGTCTTCCATCAGCGCGGCGTTGGCCGCGCAGCTGTAGGTGACGGGCGAATGGTCGATCGTGATCGTCTTCTTGAGGATCCTGTCCTCGAGCTTCTCGATCGAGCGCGGCATGCAATGCTGCCGATCTTCGAATCGAACCTGCTTGCCCTGCGTGTGGGCGACCATTTTTAGGCCGGTGCCTTCCGGCTCGTCCGGCCCTTTGTAGCGCCAGGCTGCGAAGCCGATCTCCTCGCACGCCGCCTCGAAATCCGCCATTTTGGCGGGATCGAAGACCAGCTCCACGACATCGTGGTCGCTGTAGAGCTGTTTCACCTGCTCGGCGACGAAGGTGTAGTCGATCGTCGTGCCGCCGACGGCGGCGAGAAATCCTTGCTCGACCCAGTCCTCGTAGGGCGCGAGATCCTTTACCGCCCTGTCTTCCAGCCCTTCCTTGGCCGTCCAATACCAGGTCTTCGACCAGAGCCGGCCCTCGTCGTCGATCCACGTCGCGGTGAGCGCCGTGAGGTCGTTCTTCTTCGACAGGTCGAGGCTGAGCCAGCAACGGCAGCCGCGCAGCTGCTCCATCTTGTCATCGTCGATCGGCGCCTGAACCGCAGCCCAGTCGCTTTCGTTGATCCAGAAGTCGGCGGCGCCGGCGGGGATGCCGAAGTAGAGCCGCCGGACCGAGGAGGCCGTCGATGGCCGCGTCCTGGCGGTCTCCACCGCCTCCCGGATGTTGGTGATCGGATAGGTGATCCCGAGCGCCGGGAGCGACTTGCCCCAGCATGCCTCGTTGTCGAAGACCGTTTCCCGGTCGGCTTTGTCGATCCGCGCCACGAACGCGAAAGCCGTGTCGTTCTTCAGGTCGCCCTTGGCCACCGCCTGGGCGGTGTCCGAGATGGACGTGCCGACGAACTGCGACTTCGCCGGCGTGTTGCTCCCGAGCACCATCATGGCGCTGCCGGCGATCTTGTCGATCGCGCGCGCCCAGATCTCGAGCTGGTTGTCGGTAGAGAATTCGTGGATCTCGTCCGCAAGCACCATGCGGGGCCGCGGACCGGACTGCTGCTTGCCATCCGCGAGCGGCAGGAAGAAGGATTGCGAGCTCGGATGCTCGATCTTGTGGGCGTTGTCGTCCTCACCCCGGATCTTTACATGGCCGAGCTGCTCGAGCGTCTCGTCATCATCGTAGCCTGGCACCGGCGCGCGGCACATTGCCACCGCATCTTTGAACAGCACCATCGAGGTCTGCTTGTTGGCCGCGATCGAGTAGATCTGCGCCCGCGCAAACCCGCACCAGCCCATGGCGTAGAGCCCGAGGCCAGCCATCATTGGCGACTTGGCCTGTCCCTTGCCTGTTTCGATGTAACCGGACCGGAAGCGCCACCGCCCTTCCGCGTTCACCCAGCCCATCAGCGAGCCGACGCAGAAGGTCTGGTACGGGATCAGGTGGAACGGCTTGCCGGCCGCGGGTCCGTCCGTGATCGTGAACAGCGACGGAAAGAAGTCCAGTGCTCGCTGCGCGAGCTCCGGCCGCCAGAAATATCCTCTCCTCTCCGCGTCCCTCAGATTCCGGAGGTGCCGCTCGGCCGAATAGCGGACCGATTCGCCGACGACGAAGTCGCCGCGGACCGCCGCCTCGGCCCA